ACAATATGAAGATGATGAAGGATTGGCTTCTTGGGAAAAAGTTAAAGAGCACGTATCTAAAATCTTAGCAGAACATGAGTGATAGAGAAATAATGGATGCAAAAGGATTTGGTAGAGTTAATATGCCTAAACCTAAAAAACAAGAATTACCTGATGCTCGTAAACATCAAATAATTTCATTTATTAAATCAGGATTCCGTATTTTAGGGTATTTATTAATACCATATAGCTTGCCAATTGCTGCTGGTGTTCTTATATTTAGTGAAATAATTGGTATTATAGAAGAATTAGTATAAATTAAAAATTAAATTATGAAACAATTACTTTATTTTAGTGCTCCTTGGTGTGCACCATGTAAATCTTTTGGACCTACTATGGATAGAATAGCTGGTGAAGGTATTCCTGTGTCAAAAATCAATATTGATTATGATGCCACGGCACCTGCAAAATATAGTGTTAAAAGTGTTCCTACAGTAGTACTAGTTCAGAATGGACAAGAAGTTAAACGGTTTGTAGGAGTAAAGTCTCATCAAGAAGTAATGAATTTTTATAATGGGTAAATTTCAATCAAGTAAAGTATTTGACGGATTTAGTACAGTATTTCGTCAATGGAAAGCAGAAGATACACACTGTAAATTTCTACATGGTTATGGAGTTTCGTTTAAAGTTTATTTTGAAGGTGATTTAGATCATAGAAATTGGGTCTGGGATTTTGGTGGTATGAAGCGTGCTAAAACTCAAATTGATGGTATGTCTCCTAAAGTATGGATGGATTATATGTTTGATCACACTTTAATTTGTGCTGAAGATGACCCAGCCTTACCAGAATGGGAAAGATTAGATGAGGAAGGTATAATTCAACTAAGAGTTGTTGAAGCTACAGGAGCAGAAAAATTTTCTGAATATATTTTTAATAAAATTAATGATTTTGTTTTAGAAGAAACTGAAGGTAGAGTAAAAGTTACTAAAGTTAAGTTTGCTGAACATGGTAAAAATGCTGCCTATTATGTTGCCTGATCCAAAATTATGGAAAAAAACAGCCCCTTTAGGTCGTATTGAAGATTATGATAAAGTCCTTCCTGTATTAGAAGTTTATCGTTGTGTTCAATCTGAAGGTAGTAGATTTGGACGCCCTACAATTGCTGTAAGAACTACAGGATGTACTCATCGTTGTTATTTTGGTGAAGGTGGATGGTGTGACAGTTGGTATACAAGTGTTCACCCTGAAAAAGGTACTTTTACATTTAATGACATTATAAAAATTTATGATGAGAATCCTCATATTAAAGAAATGATGTTAACAGGAGGTAGTCCAACTATGCATCCTAAACTAGTAAATGAAATAACTCATTTTGCTCATGAAAGAGATATTCTTATTACTATTGAAACTGAAGGAAGTCATTTTTTAGAAACTGATTATCCAATAGGTCTTCTCTCAATTTCACCTAAGTTTAGTAATAGTGTTCCTGTTGTAGGAGCCCTTACACCTAATGGGACAGTTACAAATGAAAAGATGATTAAAACACATAATCGTCTTCGTCTTAATACTGAATCAATTAAATCTAGCATTAATTATCATAATGATTATCATTACAAACCTGTTTGGGATGGTACTGAAGAAGGTCTCGCTGAAATTGAAGCTTATAGACAAGAACTTAATATTCCTAAAAATAAAACATTTGTGATGCCTGCTGGAGATACTAGAGAAACTTTAGTAGAGATGTATCCTTTAGTATTTGAAATGTGTGCTGAAAAAGGTTATAATATGACTGGTAGAGATCATATTATAGCATTTGACACTAAAAGAGGTGTATAATGCCTGAAGATTATTTAGCTAAATTATGGAATTCATGGATGGAAGGTACTTTATCTCCATATGAAATTACTCAAAAAGTAGGTTTTTATGGATATAAGGTATCTATACTTTCTAAACAAAATATTGTAGTAGAAAAAACTAATGAAAGACGAGAATATCGATATTTAGGATGAATGAGAAAAAAAATATCATTAATTATTTAATTGAAAAAAATAATTTTACTAAATATTTAGAAATTGGAGTAGATAATCCTATTGGGAATTTTGACCTAATCCAATCTCCTATTAAACACTCAGTTGATCCTTGTATTGAATTTATTGATGCTATTGTAGATTATAAATACCCATCAGATGACTTTTTTTCTCTTTTGGAAAATAATCAATTAAATTTATCTTCTGATTATAAATGGGATGTTATATTCATAGATGGGTTACATATATCTACTCAAGTAGAAAGAGATTTTAATAATGCTTTAAATCATTTATCTGAAAATGGGTTTATTTTATTTCATGATACCAACCCACCAACTTTATGGCATGCTAGAGAAGAATATTATGTTAATGGTTATCAACAACATTGGAATGGGACAGTTTGGAAAGTTATCTATAAACTTAATTCATTAAGATCAGATTTAACTATTCACACAGTTGGAGGTGTAGGATCTACTTTCAATACAATTGAAGATGGATTACATAATGATTTAGGGTGGGGTGTATCTATAATTCAAAGAGGAGAACAAAAATGTTGTGAATTTGATAATCCTTTTTATGAATATAAAAAATTTGAAGAAAATAGAAAAAAGTATTTAAATTTAATTAATTTAGAAGAATTTTATCAAATATACTAATGAAAGAATTAATTACATCTGAAGAAATTCAATTTCAAACAAAAATAATTGGTAAACAAATTACTGATGACCATAGAGGAGATAAAACTCCAATTGTAATGGTTGGTTTATTAAATGGTGCTTTTGCGTTTTATAGCGATTTAGTACGATCTATGCCAATTGACGTAGAATGTGATTTTATGCGCGTTAAATCGTATGTAAACCGTAAACAAGGCGATATACAAATCACTAAGGACTTAGAAACACGTGTTAAAGGAAAGCATGTTTATATTGTAGATGATATTTACGATACTGGAAATACCATGAAAGCAGTTATTGAATATTTAGAAGTTAAAAAACCAGCTTCAATTTCAATTGTGTCTTTAGTTACTAGAGCAACATCCCCAACCCCAAAACTAAAATCATATCATGCTTTTACTATTAATGATGAATGGGTAGTTGGAATGGGGATGGATAATGAAAAAGGTCATATGAGAAATTTAACTTCAATTTGGGCTTTGTAAAATTAGTTTTTATATTAACATAAAATAAGTTATAATACATGGAAAACAAACGTAGAAAAATCCACGAGGAATTAGAAGTGGTACAAGAAGGGTTTGCTAATGGAATAGCTCCTGGTTTCCCTCTTAATATAGATCAAAAACAAGAAATGATAGATGAAGCTACTGAAGCTTATGGTAAGTTTTTAGACGCTTTAAAGGGTGAGTGGAGGAATGACCCCAATTCAAAGGAAACACCTAGACGTGTAGCTAAAGCATATGTAAATGATTTATGGTCAGGACGTTATACAGCAATGTCCCCTATTACTTCATTCCCTTCAGATGGTTATGATGGAGTAGTTATTGAAAGAAACATTCCATTAACCTCTATGTGTTCTCATCACCATCAAACAATTGGAGGAGTTGTTCATATTGGTTATATTGCTGGAGAAGATGGTCAAGTAATTGGTTTATCTAAATTAAATAGAATTGTAGAATTATTTGGTCGTAGAGGTGCTATCCAAGAACAATTAACTTCAGCAATACATAATGCTGTATCTAAAATTACAGAAGGTAATTTGGGTGTAATTGTTACTATTGTAGGAACTCATAATTGTGTATCTTGTAGAGGTGTTAAACATCAAGGTGCAGCAATGGTTACTACTAAAGCATCAGGTGCTTTTAGAGATGATCAAAATAATGCTCGTAAAGAATTTTTTGATAGTTTAAAAATTAATAACGGAGGACATAACATTTAATTTATGGATTTTAAAGAACAAATAGCAGTAGAACTAATTAAGGGATTAGGTACCCTTAATTCACTTAGAGATCGAGATCAACTAAGTATGACCCCTGAATCAGAATGGGTTGATTTAATGGCTGATAAAATTGTAGCTAAGTTTAAGGGGGAGTATGTCCCATTTGTGAGTGAAGTAGAAGAATTTAATGCCACAATGGGAAAACCTAATAATTATGAACCTAATATACCTGAAAACAAAGCTGAATGGATGTTTGTTTACGACTTCATTCTCGAAGAACTTGAAGAATACAAAGCTGCCTGTGAAGCAGGTGATATTGTTGAGGTACTTGATGCTTTATGTGACATTGCCTACGTCTCGATTGGTAACGGAGCTATGCTTCATGGTCTTAAAGATAAATTATGGGATGCGTATCAAGAAGTACAAGCGTCGAATATGTCTAAAGCTTGCTCAAGTGAAGAAGAAGCACAAAAAACGGTTGAAGTTCGTTCCAAAGAGCAAAATGAACCTTGTCACTACGAGAAGGTTGGAGACTATTATATTGTCTATAGAAGCCGTGATAAAAAAGTGATGAAGAATATTAACTATTTCCGTCCTAATTTAAAACAATTCCTTCAAAAAAATAACCCATATTTTGGACATTTTGAAACCCACCCCTCAGCTGCAAAAATAAGAAAATGAGTTATAAAAAGTGCTATCAAGGTAAAAAATTAGGACCTAATCATTACGAAATGCACTTATGGGAAGATGATGGCCAACATCAAGTTGTTGGTTATAAAGATAAAGCCTATATTGAATGCAGTAAAGATCAGGCTACACATAGAGGCTTAAAGGGTGAATTTGTAAAACCTATAATAGATTGGAAATTCTCTAAAAACCCAGAGTATTCATCTGATAATACTCCAGGCTTACATTTTCAAGATATGCCTCCTTATCAAAAATTCCTTATTGATAAGTATGGAACTAATGATGATCCTTCTACTACACATAAAGAAATATTTTTCGATATAGAGTGTGAAATGGGAGGAGCCCTTACAGAAGAATATATTGAATCAGCTCCAAAACCTATTACATCTATTGCTTGGTATGATAAACAAGTAGATGAGTGGGGGATTTTAATTTTAGATAAAAAACAACAACTTAATCATACTAAAGCTAAAAATAAAGAAATTATACCTTGTTCTACAGAAGTAGAATTACTTAAAAAATTCGTAGCTAAATTTAAAGAACTTAATCCTGATATTCTTGTAGGGTGGAATAGTGATTACTTTGATATCCCCTATTTATATTATAGAATCTACTCAGTCATAAGTAAAAAAGCAGCTAATAGTTTATCTCCTTTAGGTATAGTTAAGTCTAAAAGAGAAACTAAATTTTGGTGGAAAAAAGATCAATATGTTGATATTATAGGTGTTGAGTCTCTTGATTATATGAGATTACATAAGAAGTTTAGTTTTAGAGATGAACCTTCTTATAAATTAGATGTTATAGGAGAAAAATATACAGGTTTAAATAAAATTGAATATAATGGTAATTTGGATAAATTATTTGAAGAAGACATTTACACATTTATTCAGTATAATTTCCGTGATGTTGAGATTTTAAAATTATTAGATGAAAAGTTAGAATATTTGGCTTTAACTAAAAACCTATCCCATAAAGGAAAACATAATTACAGTGAAGTTTATGCTAATACTAGAACTCAAGATGGAGCTATATCAGCATATTTACTATCTCAAGGAATTGTTCCCCCTGCTAAAGATATAAATCCAATTCATAAGAAAAACTATGCTGGGGGTTATTTATTTTGTCCTACCGCTGGTATCTTTAACTATATGTTTGATGAGGATTTAACTTCTCTATATCCATCTATTATTATGTCTTTGAATATTGGAAAAGAAACTTTAGTAGGTCGAATTATGATATCTCCTGAAAAATTAGTAGTTGAAGGTAAAGAAATATTTGATTGTAGACATGCTTTAAATGATCTAAAACAAATGGATCAAGATGAAAAATTAATAATTCAAAACCCACAACGTAGAACAATTGAAATGAAAATTTCTGAAATTATAAAATTAATTGAAGATAATAATTTAGCTGTTTCTGCTAATGGTGTGATGTATAGAACTGATTCAGACTCAGTACTTAAAACAATTCTTTCTAAATGGTTTGATGAAAGAGTTATATATAAAAATAAAATGAAAGAAGCCTATACAGCTGGTAATAAAGCTCTAGGTGAACAAATGCACTTAAAACAACATACAATGAAAATTTTATTGAATAGTTTATATGGTGCTACAGCTCTTGGCAGTTTTAGATATGGTAATGTAATTTTAAGTGAATCTATCACCTTAACAGGTCAAAGAATCATCCAAGAATCAGCATTATTTGCCAATACACATATGAATCAAGTAATGAAAGGTAAAATACAATTATGAATACAAAACAAGCAATTAGAAAAGGAGTAACTGTTAAATGTAATGGTAAAACTTTAACCAAAGAAGAAATAGTTTCTAAAGGGGAAAATTGGAGTGAACACTCAGAAACCTTCTTTAGAAAAATGCTTAAACAAGGAGGAAAATTTAGCCTTAAAGGAGATCAATTTATTATATCAACTCCTGATTTACTTTTAAATAGTAAGGGTGAAATTGAATCTATATTTAAAGAAGACGAAGACGAAGATTAAATATGATTACTTCAGTTAAAATAAAAGATAATATTATTTTTGGTCAATCTACTCCCTTTGTTTTAATCTCGGGACCTTGTGTTATTGAAAATGCTGAGCATACTTTTTTTATGGCTGAGCAAATTAAAAAAATTGCAGATAAACTAAATATTCCATTTATTTTTAAAGCATCTTTTGATAAAGCAAATAGAACAAAACTAGAAAATTATCGAGGAGTATCAATAGAAGAAGCAATTAAAATTTTTACTAGAATTCGTAATGAATTAAATATTCCAGTTACTACTGATATTCATGAACCTTGGCAAGCTGATGCTCTAAAAAATTCTATTGATTTAATTCAAATTCCTGCATTCTTATGTCGTCAAACTGATTTACTAGTTGCTGCTGCAAAAACAGGACTACCTGTTAATATAAAAAAGGCTCAATTTGTAAATGGTGTTGATATGGAACGAGCTGTTAATAAAGTTATAATGTCCGATAATAATAATGTTATTTTAACTGAGCGTGGTAATACATTTGGATATGGTGATTATATAGTAGATATGAGAAATCTATTAGTTATGAAACAGTACGCTCCAGTTATATTTGATGCTACTCATTCAGTTCAAAAAGGATGTTCTGGGGGTAGTAGTGGTTCTAATAAACATTTTGTAGAACCATTAGCAAAAGCTGCAGCAGCAATCGGTATAGATGGTTTATTTTTAGAAGTGCACAATAATCCAGATAATGCCTTGTCAGATGGTACAAGTAGTATTACATTAGATAATCTAGAAAATGTTTTAGATAACATTTGTAAAGTTATCAATTAATAACTATGAACATATACGTTGACATTGATGAAACTATTTGTTTCTACAAAAACAGAGAATATATCAACCCAGATTATTCAACAGCAATTCCTCATTATGAAAATATAGAGAAAATAAATAAACTATATAATGAAGGACATACAATTACTTATTGGACTGCTAGAGGGGGTACAACAGGTATTGATTGGTATGATGTAACTAAATCTCAACTCCAAGAATGGAAATGTAAACATCATGATCTAATGGTAGGTAATAAACCACCATATGATTTATTAATTTGTGATAAAACTAAAAGAATAGAAGAATTATGAAAATATTTTTAGATGCACTAGAATTAGATCAAATCAAAAAATACTCAAATATGGGTATTTTATCAGGAGTTACTACAAACCCTACTTTAGCAAAAAAACATGGGATGTTAGATGACATTGATATGATTGAAAAAATAAGAGAAGTTATGCCTGTTGGGGAAATTCATGTTGAAGCTTGGGGTAAAACTAAAGATGAAATATTAAATAATATTACACGGTTAAAAACCCACTCAAATGACCCAGATCTAGTTTACAAAATCCCTTTTTCACCTGCTGGAATTGAAGCTTGTAATATGGCTATTTTAAATGGAGATAAAACAAATATGCACCTTATATTTTCCCATAACCAAGCTATAATATGTGATAATGTAAATTCTACTTACATATGTCCTTTAGTAGGTAGACTTGATGATATAGGCCATGATGCATTATCATTTATATCTGAACTTACAAAAGTAATAGTTAATACTAATATTATGGTATCGAGCGTTAGACACCCTATGCATGTTATTAAAGCATCAAAAGCCGGGGCTAATGTTATAACAGTACCTTTAAAAGTTTTAGAACAAATGTTTGAACACCCTTTAACTACAGCTGGTATTGAATTATTTGAAAAAGACATACAGTCGATGTAATGAGTACTTTAGATCTACATGGGGTTAAGCACGCACAAGTAGAAGATACTCTGACACAATTCTTTTTTTGGGAAAAACCTGGATGTAAAAATTATACTATTATAACAGGTAATTCTTCTGCAATGCAAAAAATTGTTTTAAATTGGCTTGATCACCATGAATATTCTTATTATATTCCAGCCCATAATTTAGGAGAAATAAAAATTAGTGAATGAAACAGTTAGAAACTACACCTTGGTTTATTTGTAATAAAGAAGATACAAATTACTGTGTATATGTTGATACAGATTCTAACTATTATAATGCTGAGCCTATGCTTAGACATCTTTACCCTAATTTTGATACCATGTCAGAAGAAGAAAGAGATGAAGCTCTTGAAAAAATTGCACTTACATATCAAGATCTAATTACCAAATCATATAATAATCTAGCTTTAGAAGCATTTAATATCAAAGATCATAGGTTTGATATGAAAACAGAATGTATGATTCGTGCTGGTTATTTTAGGGCTACTCGTAGATATGCACAATGGATTACTAAAAAAGAAGGAGTACCAACTGATGATTTAGATATTAAGGGATTAGAGTTTATGAAAGCTAATTTCCCACAAATATTTAGTGATTTTTTTAAAGATGTTTTACAAAAAGTTATTAAAGGTACTCCACAAAAAGAAATTGATGGGATGTTAAAAGATTTTAGATCTAAAGTTTTAGCTGATGATATGGATATTACTGTATTAGGTAATCCTACTCGTGTAAAAACATTAGATAAATATTTAGCTTCAATTCCTCGTCCCGGAGAAATGTTTTCTATTATAGCTCAAGGTGCCCCCGCACCTGTAAAAGCAGCTATTAAATATAATGATTTACTTACATTTTGGAAACTAGACAAACAACACTCTAAAATAGTTCAGGGTGATAAAGTTAAATGGATTTATTTAAAAGATAATCCTTATAGAATAGATGCCTTAGCATTTTTAGATTTTGATATGCCAGATAAAATCCGTACATTATTGGCTCAATATGCAGATAAAAATAAATCATTTGAAACAATTTTAGAAAGTAAATTAGCTGGGTTTTATAATGATCTAGGTTGGGATTTAAATATGAATCCATACAGAAATATGTTTTTTAATTTTTAGTTATGATAAATAAGAATGAACTTCAATCAACAATTGGTAAATACCATTTAAATGGATTAATTGAATCTGTTAAATGGACTATCGCAGATAACGCATTAACTGTTGATTTCCAATCCCCATATAAAGACATGATTGGACGCGTTAATCACGCATCATTTCCATTAAAAGACGCAGAAATTGCTATATATGATACATCAAAACTAAATAAATTATTAGGTATTACTAGTGGTGAAGTGTTTATTAATTTAACTAAACCCGAACAAGCAAAAATTTATGATAAGTTAGTAATCTCAGATTCTACATATACTCTTAATTACACTCTTAGTGAATTATTACTAATTCAAAAAGTAGGTACTGTAGATGATCCTGATAATTATAAAATTGTTACTCAATTAGATGATGAAAGTATAAGTGCCCTTATTAAAGCACATAACGCACTTGAAAGTGATAATGTAATTGTTTCAATTGATAGAGATTTAGATGGTCAAGATATTTTAGTAATGTCTTTTGGTGATGATCTTAAACATACTAATAAGATTGATTATCAAATGCCTTTTACTACTTTAACAGATATTAAATATGGAACTAGAATCCCATTTGATTCTAAAATGATTAAAAATATATTAAATAATAATAAAGATGCTACACAAGCAACTATGAAAATTAGCTCTGAAGGTTTAATGAAATTTACATTTGAAGGTGAGAATTGGAATAGTTTTTATTATGTTGTGCGGAAAGCAAATATTTAATATACGTATACATGAATATAAAATTGCAAGTAGCTAGGGCACGCGCAGTTTTTGTTTACATTAATCGAGAGCTTCGGCCTCACAAATTTAAATGATATGAGTACATTATTCAATGAACGTACACCGTTCGATTTATTATTTCGCAATCTGTTTAATACAGATTCAGGGTTTCAACCAACAACGTTTGAAACTAAACAACCCCACCCACTAGATATTTTTTATGATGACAAAGGACTTCATTTTGAAGTTGCCTGTACTGGTCTGACTAAAAAAGACATTCAACTTGAAATTGATGGAGATCTTCTACAGATTATCTATAATAAACCAAGTGAAGAAGAAGATTATAGTGGCTATATCTATAAAGGATTAGCCAAAAGATCTTTTAATTTAGGTTATAAAGTAGCAGCTAAATTCGAACTTGAGAAATTAGAAGCAGAAATGAAAGATGGTTTACTTCATTTATTTATTCCAATTGTGGAATCTAAAAAACCAAAAACAATTAAAATTAAATAAAAGTTATATAAAATAAGCGTGTCCTAGCGCGATTTTATTCGTATATTTACCGAAACAAAATATATATAAAGTTATGGCTAAACCTAGCAAATCAAATTTAAGATTTATCAAAGATCCACAATTAGATCCTTATTACATTCAATTGGATGACTATTGTTACATTGCTCAAAAATCCACATTTTCGGATGCTGGGCATGAATATCAAAACACTCTTGGACATTTTAGTTCTTTAGGACATTGTCTTGAATCTATTGCTCGTGATGATGCCAAATCTAAGAGTTACGACTCATTAAGAAGCTTTGTAGAACGTTTCGAAGCAAAAACACGTGAACTTAAAAACCTTATTAAATAATTAATTATGAAAATTGAAGCATTATATAATGCCATTATCGTTAAACCAGTCGAAGTAGAAGAAACTCGTTATGGTAATATTGTTGTACCTGATCTAGGTAATGACACAAATAAAACAGCCGAAGTTGTTGGTGTAGGCCCTGGTCACACTATCTTTGGAGGTAGTTTTTTAGAAACCCAACTTAAAGAAGGAGATATTGTTGTTCTTCCTACTATGGGATTTACAAAATTCGAATACGAAGGTCAAGAGTATTGGATTGGTAAAGAAAATGAAGTTTTAGCTAAAATAAATAAATAAAAATGAGTAAAATAATTGAATTTGGTCCTGAAGCTCGTAAACAATTAGTTTCAGGAATTGATAAATTAGCAGATGCTGTTGTATCAACTTTAGGTCCTAATGGACGTAATGTAGTTATTTCAAATGGAGGTACACCTCAATCAACTAAAGATGGAGTTACAGTTGCTAAAAGTATTTCTTTAAGTGATAATGTAGAAGAAGCAGGAGGCTCAATGGTAAAACAAGCAGCTATAAAAACTGCAGATGTTGCCGGTGATGGTACTACTACATCAACTTTATTAGCCCGTGAAATGGTAAAAGCAGGTCTATCTCATCTTAATAATGGAGATAATGCTGTTGAAATTAAGCGTGGTATTGATAAAGCTGTTGGGGAAGTAGTAGAAGAACTTCGTAGTAATGTTTCTCAAAATATTACAGAAGAAAATCAATTAGAACAAGTAGCTACTATTTCTGCTAATAATGATACTGAAGTAGGTAAACTTATAGCTACTGCAATGAATAAAGTAGGACGTGAAGGAGTTGTTACTATTGAAGAATCAAAATCAGGAGAAACTTATCTTGAAACTGTAGAAGGAATTCAATTCCAACGTGGTTTTAAATCCCCTTATTTTGTAACCAATAACTCTACAATGTCAGCTGTATTAGATAAAGCTTATCTTTTAATTGCTGATGAGCGTTTTACTAATGTGAAAGATCTTCTTCCTGTATTAGAAGGTGTATCTGGAACTGGTCGTCCTCTTCTTATTATTGCTGAAGATATTGATAATGAAGCTCTTGCAACACTTGTTGTAAATAAGATGCGTGGGACATTAGCAGTATGTGCTGTTAAAGCTCCTGATTTTGGAGATCGTCGTAAACTTATTCTTGAAGATATTGCTACACTAACAGGTGGAGAAGTATTTAGTAAGGAAAAAGGTATGGATCTTAAAAAATTCTCTTGGGACTGGTTTGGTGAATCACGTACTGCAACTGTAACTAAAGAACAAACTACAATTGTAGATGGAAAAGGAACCCCAGAACGAATTGAAGCACGTATTGAAGAATTACAGCAACAAATTGAACAAGCGACAACGCCGTTTGAGGTTGAAAAACTCCAAGAAAGACTTTCGAAATTCGTCGGAGGGGTAGCAATTATCCATGTTGGTGGAAATACGGAAACTGAAATGAGAGAAAAGAAAGACCGTGTTGATGATGCTCTTAATGCAACAAAAGCAGCAATCGAAGAAGGTATTGTTGCAGGTGGTGGAGCAGCTTTAATTTATGCTCGTGAAGCTATTACTAAAGATAATGTTGGTGCTAATCTTGTATATAAAGCTTGTGGTCGCCCATTTGAACAAATCTTAACTAATGCTGGTTATGACCTAGCAGCTGCTAAAATCCTTGGTATGAAGGTTTCTGAAAGCAGAGTTGGTGGGATGTGGCATGGTTATAATTTAAAAACTGAAACAGTTGAAAATCTAAGAACAGCTGGGATTATTGACCCAACTAAAGTAACTCGTACTGCAATCGAAAGTGCAGCTTCAGTAGCTGGAACTATTCTATTAACTGAATGTGTTGTAGTTGATGACCCTGATACAAAGGATGAAGCAGATCCTATGGCTGGAATGATGAATGGAATGATGTAATGAAAGAACAACAAGAATTCCTAGAATTAATAGCAACAAGAGTTCCCCCTGGTGATCGTTGGTCACTAGAGGGGGACAAAGTTGTCCATAAGTCTCTTACTGAAGCTTTAGAAGCATGGTTTGCTAAAACTGGTCAAAAAGCCCAATTTAGACTTGCTCCTTTAGAAGGAAAACTTTATGTTATACGTACTGAAGAGGTAGAAGTTAAAGTTGAACCTCCTAAGAAGTTTAACATATATGGAGACTATTAAATGAACTGGTCCTATATCCCAGAAGATAAAGATGGTGCTTTAGTAGAATATGCTACAAAAAATTCTATAGAAGGAAAATGTACTTGGCAATCTGATACTTTAGGTTATTTATTATCTTTTTATAATAAAACTACATTTCGTAGGTGTATTGATGCAGGAGCTAACTATGGATTTTTATCTGTAGGATTTTCTAAATTTTTTCAAAATGTAGAGGCATTTGAACTTTCTTCTGATATTAGACACCATTTAGAAATCAACGTAAAAAATATTCCTAATATTAGAGTCCACCAAAAAGGACTTTATGATACTACCACATCAGTTAATTTTAAACTTAGAGATCAATCAGGTGCTAGTGGTATTATAGAACATGGAGGGGTAACAGAACAAGTTACTACTTTAGATTCTTTTAATTTTGATGATGTAGATTTATTGAAAATTGATGTAGAAGGTGCTGAGGAACATTTAATAATAGGGGCTGAAAATACTATAAAAAAATGCAAACCTATTATTTGTTGTGAACTTTTTTGTAATAGGGATACTGCATCTCTTAATAAAAGACAATATATTTTTAAATTTTTAAATAGTTTAGGGTATAAATTAGTTGATATTAGACATCATGATTTATTATTTATTGCTTAATTTGGGAATATAAATATAAATTCGTATATTTACGTTATGGTAAGAAATGATCATACATTATTAGTTGAAAAATATCGTTCTAAAACATTAGATGATTATGTTGGGAATGAGCATATTAAAAAAACTATTAATCAATATATTTCCCAAAATGATATTCAAAACCTTATTTTCTATGGCCCCGCTGGTACAGGTAAAACGACTTTGGCTAAGCTTATTGTTAATAACCTTAATTGTGACCACCTTTATATCAACGCAAGTGATGAAAGGGGTATCGAAACTATTAGAGATAAAGTATCCGGGTTTGCTAGCAGTGCTTCATTCAAACCACTCAAAGTGGTTATCTTGGACGAGGCGGATTTTCTTACGATACAGGCACAAGCTTCACTTCGAAATGTAATTGAAACATTTTCACGTAGTACACGTTTTATTATGACTTGTAACTATGTTGAACGCATTATTGATCCACTTCAATCGCGTTGTCAAGTACTTAAGGTTATCCCACCTAGTAAAGGTGATGTTGCTAAACACATTGCTTGGATTTTAGAAGAAGAAAATACTAGTTTTGAATTACAAGATATCAAAACAATTACCAACCAATTTTACCCAGATTTACGTAAATGTCTTAATACTGCTCAACTATCAACTCAGGATAATAAATTAGTTATAGATAAATCAGTATTAGTGTCATCTAATTATATGACATCAATACTTAAAGAATTAAGTAATGCTAAACCTAAATGGCGTGAAATACGTCAAATTATTGCTAATGCAAACGTTAGTGATTTTGAAGAGCTTTATCGTTATCTTTATGATAACGCTCATGTATATGCAAGTGGTCGTGAAGGAATGGTTGCGATTTATATTAACGAATATAGTTACCAATCCAACTTCCGTATTGATAAAGAAATAAACTGTATGGCACTTATACAGAAGTTAATTGAGTTAAAATAACATGAATTACCAAATTTTAATTTTTGGAGATAGACATTTTAAATTAATTCGCACCCTACCTGAAACACCTAAATTTTTAAAAGGTATTTCTGATCTTAAATCACTTTGGCATTGTGATACAGTTTTAAGAAAAAATGGAATGCTTTATTTTTGTAGAGCAATAGAAAATATAGAATATGAAGAACTTCCTTAAATTCACTATTATTTGGATTAGCCAAAATCTAGCCGTACCTTTTTGGATGGTTGGTCATATCCATTTAATGACTACAATTTATGAAGACATACATGAGATCTTAGCCAGCTTAGGTATGAATATAATAGTATTAATTGGCTTTATTTTAGATTATAAACAAAACAAAAATTAGAAAGATGGCAAAACAACCTCAAATGAACATTGACTTGAATAATACCGAGTCTGTAGAACACAAAAACGGCAAAATCTGGACTCAAGGATTTCTTATTAGAAAAATTTCTAAATTTGTAGCTGGAACAGATGAAGACGCTATGATGCCTATTCCCATTTTTTATGATTCTGTTAGTGGAGAGATTTTACAAGCAACCCTACCAAAAGAATTAAGAGATGACCAGCCCGAAAAACCTCTTCGAGTGGTTGACTGAGATAACAGTCAATAAAACTCCTATTACAGAAATTTCGGAAGAATCATGGGATAAGTTTAATTCTTACATGATACATAGATATGTATCTATGAATATAGATTACATTGATATTGCAAATTATATTCAAAAAATTAATCCACAAAATAAGAAACAAATTTATTCCATATATAAAGAAATGATTCCAAAGAAAAAAGTCTGGTTAAAGTATACTAAAAACGAAGAGAAAAAAAATTATCAAGAATTAGCTGAATATGTTGCTGATTATTATGAATGCTCCTTAGGTGAAGCTGATCATTATATTGATATTTTAGGTGTTAGTGTTAGAAGTATTCTTTGGGAATTAGGAGTTGAAGAAGAAGAAGTTGATAAATTAATTCAAAAAGCCCAATTATGAGTACTTTAGTAAAAATGCTTAAATCTACAGCAGAAGCCGATAAAGCAAAAGCATTATTAACTCTAGACTTACTAGAAAACCACCCAGCAGGTATTGGAGATCATTCAACAGATGATTTTTATAAAAATGCAAATGAAGCTCTTGAAATGTTAGCTGATGCTGATGATAGATTAGATGCAATTGAAAAATATTTAGTTAAAAAACAAGTTATTTAAAATGGAAAAAAAATTAGGTTCTAATATTAAAGCAAGTGAAATTATTAAAAAAGAATATCCTCATATTTACAATGGTTATATGGCTGTCGTGGAAGAGCAACTGGAGCTATTCAGCAAAAAACATCTGGACTATGGTATGGCTAATATCAGTGCTGGGACTTTACTTGCTACTAAAGAAGAAAGGGCTTTTGCTCTTACAGGACTTTGGTATAGAATAAGTGATAAAATTAGTAGGTGGAAAAATCTATTAATTAATAATAAAGTTATTAATAACGAACCTCTAACAGATACTTATCAAGATATTGTAAATTATGGTATCATTGCTCAATTAGTAGAGCGTGGTTTATGGAAAAAATAAACTGTGAAAGACTTAATTTGCATAACAGCACATTGTCCTAATACTGAAAAAAGAAAAATATTACTTGATTTAGTTTTAGGGTTACAACCAATTAGAGATGACTTTGATATTATGGTTGTAAGTCATACCCCTATTACATCGGATGTACAAGAAAAAGTAGATTGGGCAATCTATGATAAAGATAATGAATTATTAACTGAATGGAAGTATCAAAATTCTCCATGGTTTCACCCTGAAAATAAACATATTCAATCTATCTTTTTTGGAGCTGGAAACACTTACCTTCCAGTACATAAACAATTAATTACTGGATATTCCTTAGCTAAAACTTTTGGTTATGAAAAAATTCATATAACTGAATATGATGCTTATTATAAAGATTTTACTGAATTTTATGATAATTCTAAGGTTTTAGATGATTACGATGCTGTATTATATAAAAAACCTAATGGTTATGGGGAAATTAATATTGAATGGGGATTAGGATGTTTTCATGCTGCTAAAATTTCTTCTTTAGATGAAAGAGCGTTTAATTATACTAGTGATTCTATAAAAGAAGAATTAGAAAATGCTTCTATTAAAACTACTGAAAAAAGAACCGAAGATATATATACAGCAAATAATAATAAAGTTTTATTTAAGGACCATAAACTTCTTACTCAGAATGGCAATCAAATAAGGTTAGTTAATTTTCATGCTTTAGATCTAGATATGCAATGGGCTGTTCCTGTTTATGATCCAAAAATTAATCAAATTGTATTTGTAGGGTGGAATGAATCATCAAATAAACCTTGTAATGTAACTGTTATTATTAATAATTCTCGAGTTTTGAATTTCCCAAATCTTAAAAAATTACGTTGGTTTATAGAACCTCTTGGATCCCCAGAAGAAATATCAGATATTACTATTCTAATAAATAATAAATTAAGCCGACATATTCATCTCCACCCAGATAATATAGAAGATTTTAAATATTATAACTTTATCAAAGATGACTAAAAAAATAGATTTATTTAAAGTTTTTATGGCACCTACAGCTGCTGAAGAAGTATCAAAAGTTCTTAATAGTGGTTATATTGGCCAAGGACCTAAAGTTAATGAGTTTGAAAATCAATTAAAAAATCATTTTAACCATGATTATATTCAGACTGTAAATGCGGGTACATCAGCATTGCATTTAGCCTTACATTTATTGAAATCTCCTGATTCTCAATGGCCTGGATTAACCTCAGATGATGAGGTTTTAACTACTGCTATGACTTGTACAGCTTCAAATTGGCCTGTATTAGCTAATGGTTTGAAATTAAAATGGGTTGATATTGATCCAAAAACATTAAACATGGATCTTGATGATTTAGCTCGTAAAATTACTCCTAAAACTAAAGTTATTATTTTAGTTCATTGGGGTGGGTATCCTATTGATTTAGATCGAATAAAACAAATTCAAGATAAAACATACCAAATGTATGGTTTCAAACCTGCTATAATTGAAGATGGAGCTCATTCATTTGGTTCAAGTTATAAAGGTAAACCTATTGGTACCCATGGTAATTTAACTATGTTTTCATTACAAGCAATTAAACATATTACTTCAATTGATGGTGGTTTATTACTTTCACCTCATAAGAAATTACATGATAGAGGTAAATTAGCTCGTTGGTATGGGATAGACCGTGATGGAGATAGAAAAGATTTTCGTTGTGAAGCTGATATCGAAGAATGGGGATTTAAATTTCATATGAATGATGTTTGTGCTACTGTTGGAATTGAAAACTTTAAACATTTAGACGAAATTGTTTCTAAACATAAAGCAAATGCTGCTTATTATGATAAAGAATTACAAAATATTCCTGGGGTAACTCTCCTAGAACGCAAACCAGGTCATGATTCTGCATTTTGGATTTATTCTATGTTAGTAGAAAATCGTCCTGGTTTTTATAAGTGGATGGATGAGTGTAATATTACAGTATCTCAAGTTCATGAACGAAATGATAAACATACTTGTGTAACTGAATATCGTTCTCATCTCCCAACATTAGACAAAATTATTAAAAATATAGTTTCAATCCCTGTTGGTTGGTGGATAAGTCAAGAAGAAAGAGAATATATAGCAGATTGTATTAAAAAAGGGTGGTAAAATGATTGAAATTACCCAAGCTACATATGGAGGAAGAATTCATTATACTGCTAAACAAGAGGTAAACACTCCACTTCAAGTAATTCTTAAAGATAAGAATTTAGAAGGAGAAATTTACATAATGTCTCATAATAATTTATCTTTTACTGATTATTCATTCTCAGTATCTTCAGTAGTTTTACCTTTTTTAAAATCCCCTTATTTAGAAATTACTTTAGGTTCTCAGACCACATCTTATCCTTTTAATTTTGATAAAGGACCTTTAAATAATTTTTCTATAATATCAAATTCGTGTTTAGGTTGGAGAACTTATGAAAAATTTAATTCTTCTTATAATTCTCCTACTATTGGTAATTTAATTTTAGATGATTTAGAATATTTAAGATTTTGTGAACACAATGAAACTTATTTAAATGCTGAAATGGTATTTGGAGAAAGCAAAGGTAATATAAATTTTAAAAATAGTTGTGGAAATATTAGAGTTATTAATGATGAAGCTGATATACCTGATAATTATCCTATTAGTCATCATTTAGATTTAGAAATTCATTGGATACATACCCATCCAAGATCTAAACTTACTTTTAAAGATAATATCTATCATTATGTAGAATTTAAAGACCAAATAATTCCTTTATCAACATTTAAAGAAAAATGGATTAGAAGAATAAATAGAATTAAATCAACAGAAAAAATATTTATTTGGTCTTCTTCTGAATTATTTAATGCTCATGGTAATTGGGAAAGAAAACAAATTATTGATAGATTTAAATCACTCCCAGATAGAAGTATTTTTCTTACTGAACGAAAAGAAGAAGCATTTGAAGATGATTTACATATAGTTAAATATATTCCTAAATGGGAAGGAAATTCTCAATATAAAAGAGATTCATCAGGGGGAATGTTATGGAATGATCAATTAGCTAATGCACAGATTATTCACGATATAATTATTTCAAAATTTATATAATGAATTTAAGACCTTTAACTGAAGGTGATTTACCTTTTTTATTAGAAATTAGAAATGATGATTCCACAAGATGTAATTTAGAAAATAATTCTAAATTTACTTTAAAAGAATCTCTAGAATGGTTTAGGCAAAATAAACCTAAATGGTATATTATAGAGGCATATAAAGTAGTAACAGAACAAAAATTAATCCAAATGGATTCTGTAGGCTATTTTAGAACTAATGGTGGTGAAGTTGGTTGTGATATACACCCTAATTTTAGAAGACGTGGTTATGCAAAACAGGCTTATGAAACTTATCTTGAAGATAAAGAATATGCTTCATTATGGGTTTTTGAGGATAATTTTGCAAAAGAATTATATAAAAAATTAGGTTTTTACTATACCCAAAAAAGTAAAATAGTTAGAGAAAGAAAATATTTACAAATGGAATGGATATCAATTGAATCAATGACTTATGGATAATAAAGTTTGTTTTATTACTAGTTTTTGGTTAGGAGAAAGACGTATGGAATCTCCATCATATAAAGAAGATAGATTATATTTTTTAAAAAAACAAATTGAACTTCTTCAAACAAAAAAACACACCCTATCCAAGATTATATTTAATTTTAATATAACCCCAGAACATTACTCTTATTTATCTGAAATAATTTCTATAACTCCTAAACAAATCCAAGGTACAGAAGTAGAAATTAATATTAGAGAAAATATAGGTATTAGTTATGGAGCTTGGTCTGATTGTTTTTCTAAACATAAAAGTGATTATGATTACTATGTTTTTAATGAAGATGATTATTTCTTTGTTCAAGATAATTGGGATACTTATTTAGTTAATAAACATAATTCATATAATGATTGCGGTTATCTTTGTATGTTTGTTAGAGAACCTCATGAATGGAATAATTACAGAAAAATTGCTGGAAGTAGTGTAGGTATTGCTTCAAGTAAAACTTTAATGAAAATTTACTCTAAATATGGCAAACTCCCTAGCTTAGATAAAAAAGTAGATCATGCTTTAGAAGAATATAAAGTAGGTCAAGATATACAAAACCAATTTGGATTTGCTTTTCTAGAAGTAGGTTTAAATTTATATGATGTAAGAGATGATTATGCTATTTTATTTGAAAAAGGATCACCTTTAGA